CCTGACGATCCGAAGGTGGGTGTGTTCCCTGAGCGGGTGCCGCTATTGCAGTCGGTGACGTATCCGCCGCGGATGATGTCGAGCGAGGTGTACATCCGCACGCATGGTGGTGCACGCTATCTGCCGCGCACGTTCAGCGCTGCTCGTGGCCAGTCTGCGGCTCGGTTGATTCTCGATGAGTTGCGGGAGCAGTACGACTTCACCGGATGGTCAGCGATTGAGAAGTCAGCGAATGCGATGTTTGATTCGCAGCTGGTGGCGTTCTCGAATGCTGGGACGGCGAAGTCGAAGGTGCTCGAGTCAGTGCGTTCGATCGCGCATCAAGGTGTGGATGACCCTGACACGGTGTGGTTTGTGGCGGAGTGGTCGGCGGAGCCGGATGCCGCGCTCGACGATCCGATTGCGTTTGCGCAGGCGAACCCGTCCGCCGGCTATTTGCCTGGGCAGACGATCCAGGGATTGATTTCGGCTGCTGCTGAGGCACCGGATGAGTCGGTTGAGCGCATCGAGGTACTCGGTCAGTGGATTACTGCTCAGACGCACCCGCTCATTCCTACTGGCGCGTGGCTCGATTGCACCGATGAGGGGTCGCAGATCATGCCAGGTAGTGAGATGGCGCTCGCGGTCGATGTCGACTGGGATCGTAAGTATGCGGCCGTAGCGGTTGCAGGCTGGCGGGCTGATGGTCTCCCTCACGTGGAGGCGATCGCGCATCGGGCCGGGATCATGTGGACGGTGCCGTTTATTCGTGAGGTCGCTGAAGCGCAGGGTATTCGCCGGGTTGCGGTGAGGTCTCGGGGTGCGGCGGCGTCCGAGCTCGTCGGGCCGCTCCGGGATGCTGGCCTCGAGGTTGTGGAGGTTGCGGGGCCGGCTGATGGTCAAGCGGCTGGGCAGCTTCGTGACGATGTTCTAGCGGGCAAGGTAAGGCATCGCGGGCAGCAGCCGGTGAATGATGCGTTTGCGGCGTGTGAGCCGTCGACCGTGGGCGGTGTTGAGGTGTTTGAGCGGCGTGGTGCCGCGCTCTCGACGTCGCCGGGTATCGCCTGCGCGTACGCGCTGTGGGCGTTACGGAATCAGAGCGGCGCTCCGCCGCTATCGGCGTACGAACCGGACGAGCCGGACGGTGAACCTGGCGTGCCGTGGTGGCGGAAGGGGTGAGCGTGAACATCATCGAACGATTCGGGCGTATGCTCTCGACTCGCACAGCAGGCAAGATTGAGGGAGTCTCGCCGTATGGGCAGCAGCTGCAGCTGGTGTCGTATATGCGCGGTGAGGGCGAAGTTGAGTCGGTCGGCTCATGGCCGGTGGCGCGCCTGTGGCGTACGCAACCGCATCTGCGCACGGTCGTGGATCTGATCTCGCAGCAGGTCGCTGCGCTCGGCCTTCACGTGTACCGATTCGATGGTGACGGTGGCCGTGAGCGGGTCCGCGACTCGGCGCTGCAGTCGCTGCTGGAGATGCCGAACCGGGAACAGACCGGCGTCGAGTTCATTTACTCGCTCGTGACGCAGCTGTCGCTTTATGACGATGCGTTCGTGTACGTCGCATTCAACGGTGACGGAAAGCTGCAGGCTCGGGTTGTGCCCGCGACGTGGGTGACGCTCGAGGTCAACGAGTCCAAGACCGAGGTGCTCGGCTACATCGTGAACGGTGTCCGGTTGAACCGGAACGACATCGTCCGATTCCCTGGCGGCACGCCGGATGAGCCGACGCAGTCGGCGTCGCCTGTGGAGACGCTGCGCACGATCCTCGACTCGGAGAACGCGACGCATGCGCGCCGCCGCAACATCCTCACTCGCGGGCCTCGCGTCGGTGGCGTGATCCAACGCCCGAAGGACGCGCCCCGCTGGACGGATGCGGCCCGTCGCACGTTCGACGAGACGTGGGAAGCGTTCCAGCCGGGCGGGGAACGCGCCGGTGACGCGGTGCTGCTCGAGGACGGCATGTCGTACACGGCTCCCGAGTTCGATGCGTCCGCGACTGGCTATAAGGACGGTTCCGTGCTGTCGCTGTCGACTGTCGCGCAGGTGTTCCATATCCATCCGGCGATCCTCGGCATCTCTGGTGCGGTCGGTTATCAGGGTGTGAAGGAGATCCGGCAGGCGCTCATCGGCGACTCGCTCGCGTGGACGTTGAAGCGTATCGAGGCACGGTTCACGCAGGTGTTCCTGCAGCTCGTTGGAGAGACCGGCATGTACGTCGAGTTCAATCGTGAGGCGCGCCTGCAGGGGTCGTTCGAGGAGCAGGCTGTGATCATCCGCCAGTCGGTCGGCGCTCCGTTCATGACCGTGAATGAGGCGCGGGCGATGCGGAACATGCCCGCGGTCGACGGCGGTGACGAACTCATCGTGCCGCTGAATGTCACGACCGAGGGTGGTTCGAACCGCTCCCCGGAGGATGACACCGCGCAGCAGGACGGCATGAAGCACCTCATTGACGGCGTCGTCTCACGGGCACGGAATGCGATCACCGCGAAGCGGGGTGCTGGCGACACCAGCATCGATTGGGCGCGCTGGACTCGCGAGCTTCTCGAGGATGCCGCCAAGTCGGGGGTCGAACTCGACGATGCCGCGATCGGTCGCGCGCTCGCGGAGATCGGGAGGCTGTGATGCAGGTAACTGTCGTGATGGGGCCGCCGGGTGCCGGGAAGTCCACGTATGTGCAGGAGCAGCGGAAGCCGGGCGACGCGGTCGTCGACTTCGATGTACTCGCGCAGGCGCTCGGCTCGCAGACAGCGCATGATGCGCCGCCGGCGGTCGCGAAGCTGACGTTCGCGGCCCGACAGGCGGCGATCGCGCGGGCACTCGACGGCCTGTCTGGTGCTGATGACGAGCTCCCGGCGGACGTGTGGGTTATCGCCTGGGATCTGAGCGAGGAAACCTACAAGCGCTGGGAGGGCCTCGGCGCCAACTTCGTGCTGCTCGATCCCGGTGAAGAAACCGTCATGGAGCGGCTCCGGGCTGAGGGGCGACCTCAATCATCCATCGATGCTGCGACCGACTGGTACGCGCGGCGAGCGAAAGGGCAGAGCATGCTGAAGTACAAGAGCGCCGCGATCGATCTCGGCGCTGCAGAGATCGACGACGGCCAGTTCATCGGCTACGCCTCGGTGTTCGGGAACGTGGACTCGTACGGCGATGTCGTCGTGAAGGGCGCGTTCGCCGAATCCCTCGCGGAGCACGGCGAGCAGGGCGCAGGCATCCCCTGCTATTGGTCGCACCGCATGGACGACCCGACGATGAACATCGGCTCCACAGTGTCGGCGATCGAGGACGAGCACGGACTCAAGGTGACCGTGCAGCTCGACACCGAGTCCGCCACGGGCGCATACGTGCACCGGCTGATCAAACAGGGCCGCGTGAAGCAGATGAGTTTCGCGTACGACATTCTCGACGCGGCCGAGGTCAAGGTCGACGGCGAGTGGGCGTACGAGCTGCGAAAGCTCAGGATTCACGAGGTGTCGGTCGTGCCGGTTGGCGCGAACCAGGCTACTGAACTGCTCGCCGTGAAGCGCGGCGAGCCCAAGACTTCCGTCGAACCGGCGGGGGATGACGAGCAAGACGACGTCGAGGAGCCCGCGGAGGAGCCGAACTCGGAGGAACCGGAAACGGTCAACGAGGAAGCCAACGCCGAGGCCAAGGCGAAGCGCGCTCGCGCACTCATCAAGATCGCCCTCACATCGGGGGCAACGAACCGAAAGGATTCGGAATGAATCTCAAGGCACAGCGCGAGGCCGCTCAGAAGGAGCTCCTCGCCATCAAGAGCAAGATCGACGACGGCACGGTGACGGACGACGACTACACGGCCGTCGACACGCTCACGAAGACCATCGAGGGGCTCGACGTGAAGATCGCTTCGGCGGCACGCATGGAGCAGTTCCTCGGCGCGAAGGCCCCCGAGCCGGACGCAGGCAAGAAAGCGCCGGCGTCGCTCGGCGACCACTTCATCGCGGAGTCGGGCGTGAAGTCGGGCCGCGCGCCCGGCCAGCGTGCGACGTTCGCTGCTCCCGAGATCGGCGTGAAGGCGGCGACAGACACCATCGTGTCGCCCGCCGGCGTGGAGCTTCGGGAGACCGCGACTGACGTCGACCTCACCGTCGTGCAGGCGCCGCGACGTACGTCGCTCGCCGACCTGTTCGGCTCCGGCAGCATCTCGGGCAACGCAATCCGCTACTTCATCGAGGGCGGTCTCGAGGGCACGTTCGGGACTGTGGGTGAGAACGGGCAGAAGCCGCAGTTCTCGGTGACGCACCCGACGCCGCAGATCGACGCACTCACGAAGATCGCCGGCTGGTACAACGAGTCGGACGAGATCCTCGAGGACTACGCGTGGCTCGCGTCGTCGATCAACAACCGCGCCCTGTACGAGCTCCTGCTCGTCGAGGAAGCGCAGCTGCTGAACGGCAACGGCACCGGCGCGAACCTGCGTGGTCTCCTCAACCGCACGGGCGTGCAGACCGCTACCGCAACGACCGCGACCCTCGCGGACGAACTGTTCAAGGCGCAGACCGCGGTGCAGACCGCGTCGGGTCTCACCGCAGACGCGGTGGTGCTCAACCCGGCCGACTACCAGGTGCTGCGCCTCGCGAAGGATGCGAACGGCCAGTACTACGGCGGCGGCATGTTCCAGGGCCAGTACGGCAACGGCACGCTCACCGAGCAGCCGCCCGTGTGGGGTCTGCGTACGGTCACGACGCCCGCGATTGCGCAGGGCACGGCCGTTGTGGGTGCGTTCCGTCAGGCCGCGACCATCTACCGCAAGGGCGGCGTGCGCGTCGAGGCGACGAACTCGCACGACGACGACTTCACGAACAACCGCATCACGGTGCGCATCGAGGAGCGTCTCGCGCTCGCCGTGCGTCGCCCGTCGGCGTTCGTGAAGGTCACGATCTCGGACGAGCCCGCCGAGGGCTAGCCGATCCAGGTGCTGTGGGCGGGTTTCGGCTCGCCCACAGCACCGTATCGAGGAGTGGTCATGAAGAACTACACGGTGATGGTGCGGGGTATCCCGCACCGCATGCAGCTGGACGAAGAGCACGCGAAGCGGCTCGGCGCGGTACCGATCGAGGAAGCCGTAGCGCATTCGGTCGCGTCGCCGAAGCCGGTGCGTAAGGGCCGGGCTCCAGCGAACAAGAACCGCACGGTGGCAGACAAGTAGGGGGCGCGGATCGTGGACTATGGCGACATGCTCACGGGCACTATCGATCCGATGGAGGCCGCTCAGGCCGCGATCCGCGACTACTGCGGCTGGCACGTCGCGCCGCAAGTGCGCGAGACCATGATTCGCGACGGTAACGGCAGGCACCTGCTGAAGTTGAAGACGATGCGGATCGTCGAACTGCATCAGGTGCTCGTTGACGGCCGCGACGTGACGGAGCGTGTGCGATGGTCTGAGGCCGGCATGCTCGAGGGCGTCCGGTTCCCGAACCGGTTCCGATCGGTCGAGATCGACCTCACTCATGGATTCGAGCCGGGCGAGGTCGGCGCGATCGCGGGTGTGCTGAGCCGGTCGGCGAAGCGGTTCGGCACAGACCCGACGTTGCGGTCGCAGGCGGTCGGTGGTGCGTCGGTGTCGTACCTCACGAGTGCCGGCGGTGGCGGTCTGTCGCATCTGCTCACTGCGGATGAGAAGGCAGACCTCGACGGCTACCGCCTCACTTGGGGGGTCTAATGGTCACGTATCTGCGCCCGACGAAGGCGCTTGATCCGTACTCGGGCCTACCGACCGGTCTCGATTGGATGAACCCGCAACGGGTCA